ATTATTAATATAGGTGAAGCTAATGTTAGCAATATAACTCCAATTTCTTTTAATGCTTTTTTCACTGGCGCTGGTAAACCATCAAATTTGCCCTGTATCTTATCTATAAGTTCTATTATTTTAAATAAAGGCGATGTTAATTTAAATAATATTGCTCCTATTTTAAGTATTACGCCTATTATCCTAATTAAAATTCCTAATGTTCCGCCAACTAGTTTCCCTACATTAGGAATTGTTTTTATAAGCCAATCATTAAAACTACTAACCATTTGCCTTAAATCATTTAGTGGTTCAGCTGCATACTTCAAAATATAGTTTCCTATCCATTGAAATGCTAATTGGCCTAGTTGTCTTAATCTTTTAAATTCTAATCCTATGCCTTGGACAACTTTCAAATTATCTGCATATCCTTTGGGAAGTTTTAATTCTTTCGAATCTTTTCTAAGTTGGTTAAATTGCTTTAATAGAGTCGGACTTAGCCAAAGATCTTTCATTGTTACTCCCATAGTTTTAAGAGCCATATCTACTTCTTTGGCATTTTCTTTTGTGGTCCATAACTGTCGAGAAAGTTTTTCGTATTCAATATCTTGGTCTGCTAATGCATTTAGAAATTTAGCTAATCCTTTTATTGCTAATGTTGCAGCTATAACACCAGTAGCAATTGCACCAAGAGATCCTAAAGCTTCCACTGAAAATAATTTGAAAGCACTTCCACCTTCTGCTGCCAAATCCACAGATGCATTTTGCGTATTTAGAATTTGATCTATTAAATTATTAGAAGAATCTATTAACTCAGTATTTTGAGGAATTACTGATAATGCATTACTTGGACTTGAATGACCAGGGCCTGTTCCATTTTGAGGTGTATATTTTTTTTCTTGTTCTGGTTGAATATTTGTACTTACTTGTGAATCTTCCATTTGTTTAGTAAAATCACTATATAATTTTTTAACTAAACCTAAATCTCTTATAACACTTTTAAAAGGCCCTTGTAATTCTGGAAACAGTTTACCTAACGTTCCAGAAGATGAATTTAATAAACTAAAAAAGTCTTTCAATACGTCACCTGTACTTGAAAAACCTTCTTGACTATTTTTATTAAATTTGTTTATTGTTTTATCAGCTTCGTTCATAGAATTTTTAGTTTTATTAAATGCATTTTCATCAACTTGAAATCCTATTCCTACAAGATAGCTTTTTATTAAATCTATTGCCAATAATTACACCTCCTTTTTGCTAACTTCGTAAGCTCTTCTTTCATTTTCATGTGTAATTGCTAATATTTCATGTGCATCAAGAAGATCATCAAGATTATAAGTTCCATCAAAAACCTCATGTTGCTTCCACATTTTAGCTATTACTGGCGCATATGCAAAAGCATCTATATTTTTAAATTCTGCTGGGATATATTCAATCTCTTGGTTAGTGAAGCCAAGAGATTTTCTTTGAAAAAACCCTCAAAATTAAACCAAAGTCCTTTCACTGTTAAATTCATTATTAATTCAATATCATACGAAACATTTAAAGCTTCAAATTCCCCGTATTTATTTAATATAAAGGGTTGACCTCCTGGAAGTACCTCTTGAATTACTTTTAAAACATTATCTTGAATGTATCGGAAATCTTTTTCTTCTAGATCTAATAAAGATGATGCCATTTCAGTAAGATTTAAACTACCTAAATCTAATTTATCTAAATTATCATCCTCTAAATTTATATGTTTAACTATTGGTGATAATATTTTCATTAATTTAGTCAACATATATGACGCTGTTAAAGCATTCATTTTATTTAATCTAAATGTACGCCCGTTAAAGTCTATATTTTTGAAATTTTCCATAAATTAATCCTCCTTAATGTGTTATCTCTGCCGCCATAAGATTCCATGTAATCATAGCTCCTTGTGCCTCGTATGGAATATCTGCAACTTTTTCTGGCGAAACCCCTGTACAAGTTGTTATATCACCTAGATTATTATTTTTTATTGTAACAACCATAGCTGCCCAATCATCTGTCGAAGAACTCGAACTATTAATATAGTTATACCAACTATTTAATAACCACTGATGAACTTCTGATGTTTGCTGAATAGTTAATGCTACTGTTCCATTGTCTCCAGCATTTTTAGAAATCATAACTCTTCCATCTGCTGAAACATTATGAGTTGTTTTAGTTGTTGCTTGTGATATTGATATCTTTCCAGTACCTGCACCTGTTGTTGATTTAGAGCCAACGTTAGGATGTGATAATGAACACGTATTATCTTTAAAACTGTAAGTATTATAAGACATATGTTTACCTCCTATCTGTTAATGTATAAATTAATTGATACATATTCAATTGCACCCGCTAATTTAACTAATATATAAATTGGTGGTGCTTTTCTAGCTTCTCTGTCAGATTGTGATTGTTTTGAGATGCTATCAGCTATAATTTTATATCCTCGAGTTAATGTATCACCTGTCTTAACACTTAAAATGCTCGAAGCTTCCCAAATACCATCTTTAATAAAACCTACTGTTCTCGCTGCTTCTAATGGTGCTGTTAAATAATTTAATAATTCATCTATTCCATCATCTGTTTGGGCAATTTTACTGTTGGTAACTAAAGCATTTACAGCGGCAGTTTGAAGACTGTTTTTTAATATATCCAATCCAATTAATTCATCAAAGTGAGTTCCATCGGCTGTAACACCTTGCTCAAATATATTATAAACTGATCCTCTATTTACATATACATTACCATTATTATTTTCAATTAATACAACTTGTGTAGATGTTAGATTTTCTGTTGCAACTCCTGATTCTTGTTTAAACTTTAATGTATATGCTGAATTGGCTGCTTGAGTATTGGCTGACATTGCATAAGCCATTATTGCTACAACCGCATCTTGTGAAGTAGAATATTGAGTTAATGTCCTATGAACTTTAATTTTTTTTAGAGTTTCTAATACATTTCCTTCTGTTCCAGCTAAAACATCTGAATCACTTGTTGTTGCAAAATATGCACTTACTGGATCACATGAATCTATATATGCCGCTATAGCTAAAATATCAGCTTTTTCAGCTCCACAAAATGTACAAGCATACCATTCAGTATTGATTCCTCTACATGCTGTAACTGCTGCAACTTTTGTTTCTGGAGCTACCCATGTTCCTATTGCAACTTTGTTTGGTTTTGGAGATTGAGAAAAACAAATCTGTGCGGCTAGATATTCTTCTTCTGTTCCCTCCCATCCATCTGCTGTCATATCTGCAAGCTTTGAGTATGTTTTTACTCTTGTTGTTGTGTTTATAATCGTAGAAGAACCTATTATCAAGCCTAAATTGAAACTTGTTCTAACAGTTGTAACTGGTCCTACTGCAACATTAACATTTACAACATCACTTAATGGTAAAGTTGACATTCAATCACCTTCCTATTTTTTTAATCATTCTATTGGAATATCTATTGTTTCTTTATCTGTAATAAGTTTAATTTCAGCACTTTCAATGAATGGTACTAGAGTTCTTCTTATAACTGCTTCATTAAAACTCGCTGAAAAATCTGTTCTTTCCCACCATTGCCCATTATAAAGTTCTGGTAACCTAGTAGGCATTGGAATATCTGGAATTACAAAAAGATTTTTATTTTTGAACTCTTTTTTGTATGAATTCGGCTCTAAAAGGGTAAATCTGATTAAATCAGCATTATCATATGAATTAGGTCCATAAAGGGTAAAATCTACTTTATGGACTCTTGTATAACCAGTTTCTTTATTTAAATTAATATTATCTATTGAGTTAGTATCATAAATAATGCTTAGCGTTCTTGCTAATTTATCATCAATCGGTGTTACTCTTAAAAAAACTATATCATCAGTAATTTTCCATGAAGGAGCTCCGCTTACAGGCCACGCTAATCTGACCTTACCTTTATTGGTTACTAAAGTAGGATCTAATCCAATAATTTTATAAGTAATATCTGCAAAAAAATCTTCTAAGTCTTTAAGTTTTAAAATTTGGTCTGCCATTAGTCCGTTAACTTCCTTTGTCCGATAGCAAAATAATAGCCATAATCACTATATTCTTTAACTTGGTATATTTTATATTTCTCCCCATGCCAACGAATTTCATCTGCACTATACGGTTTTTGATTCTCACTATTATCAATTACATTTCTTGAACAATATAAAGGTTTAGTTGTATGTATTGCTATTTCTCCACCTACTCTATCACCTTCTGGAATGAATTCGATTTGTTTTGCATTTGCTATACTTATAGTTCCTGTTATTTTTATTTCTTCTGGTTCATTTTCTATAAACCTTGCCCCTACCCAATCACCACTGGTTCTATATACCGTAAATGTTTGGGCAAATCTTGGGTCTGTTACAACAGATGATAAATCAATCATCAAACATCACCATCCTTTATCACAAATGAAATAGCCTTACGCATTTCACCCTTATCTATGAGTGGCTTATCAGAACCTTTTTTAGCTATTGTTCTCTCTGAATTAGGTGCCCAATTATTAGATGGATTTGTAAACCACTCTCTAGCAATATTTTGGCCTTGCATTCCTACTTCATTTAAAGCTGGTGTTATATCTCCACCATTTAAAGCTACCATTGCAGCATCTTTCATTAATTCAGCCACTTGATCTTTTGAATTATCTATTGCAGGTTCAAGTATTGGTCTAGGTGGAGA